TGTTTGAATTAATCCACGGCATAAACAAAATAGGAGTCCCATCAAATTCTACTATCTGAGGTTTTGAATAAATTGTGGTAAGTATATCTTCACCAACAAGCTCATCCATAGAATTTACTTCATTGGTGTTCTTATAATATGTATCATGATTGCCAATAATAATATGTAAATCAATATTTAATTCTTTGAACCGTTCAATAAAACGACTACGAAAATCATGAGCAATACGATAACTTATATACTTACGACGATCAACAACATCACCCATATGAATACAAGTTGTTATTCCTCTTTCCTTTAATGTAGGAAAAAAGATGTTGTCATAAAATTTATAGAAATAATCATTGAAGTTTAGATTATCATTCCTCGCACCAAAATGTGTGTCAGTAATAATTGCTATTTTCAAATTTCTTCTTCCATAAATGTCTCAAGACCCTTTGTCTTAGGTGCCGATTTCTTTTTTGGTTTGTATACATCTTCTTCTGGAAGCATTACAGTAGGATCAAATCCCATAACAGAATAAGATGAATCATCACCATCCATTGTTGTCCAAGCTTGGTATTGCGAATTTTCTATCATTTTATTTTTGACATGAGTTTGCTTTTTCTCTTTTGCAATCCTTCTAAGAAATGCATAATAGATGATTTGCGTAAAATATGCAAACGGATTGTTTGATTTTTCTGGATTGAAGTTCGCAACATACTGTAAGCAATTTTCAATGCCATCAGATATCATCTCATCTCTGTATGTGTAATTAATAAAATTAGGACGATAAGAAAGGTGAGTTGCTATTTTAAGAAAGCACTCTCCAATATAATTGGTTACAGGTGGTTGATCTTCTTCATTCTCTTTCGCAACTGTACATTTTTCTTTAAACTCAACCATAGCCCTCAGAAATTCTTTATTATCAACGTAATGCACACCTTTTGCTTTTTTAGTTTTAGCCATAATAACTCCTTAAACAATTTACTATAGATACATCATACATTATAATTATTATAATGTCAAGTATCAAAAGGGAATTGACAAAAGAAAAAAAGTGTGTATAATAGAGTATGTGTTCTCTTAATGAATAGTATCACTATCTGTTTCTAGTTCTTCTAGCAAATCATCATATACATCTTCATCTCTAATATCATCTAAAGATGCTCTTTTTTCAGGAGTATCTAATTGTTTAATTTCTTTCATTACATGCTCATAATATTTAGATAAGCCAGGCGATGCATTAGCAACCAATAATACATGGTCACTCTTTATTAAAAAAAGAGATTGTTCTGTGTAAGGTCCAATCCAGCGACTAAGATTTAAAGAATCAACAGGCCCTTCTTTTGTCAGTACTGAATGAACTTCCATTTTGAGAGGAAAATTTATTTTATATTCTCCATTATCAATATCATCACCCAATTGACAAATAATCTCTTCTCCATTTGTAAGCTTAACAACTTTATATGATGTTGTGTTCATTTTAAATTTACCCTACTTATTTCGTATGCAAATTGTTGTTCATTATAGATATTTATTCGTTCTGTGAAGTGTGTTAGTGTAAAGTTCCTTCTCTGTTTATAAGATATATCATCAGCTATATCAAAAACTAAAATGGAATTTTTATTCTCACTAATCCGCAACCCTCTTCCAATTGATTGCAAAACTCTAATTTTAGACTTGGACGGTGAAGCGAACACGATATTGTTAATATTCCTAATATTAATACCAGTAGAAAAGGTGCCATAGCTCGCAATGATAATCGAATTTTTTTCATTTTCTACTATACTTCTTATACTTTCTCTTGTTCCTGTATCTGTTCCTCCATAAACAAAAAATACTTTACGATCTTCTATTTCATCTTTCGCTTGGCCATATAATATTTTTCCATGCTTTTCTACGAGCTGAAATAAACATAATGTATTGCCAGGAATATTGCGACACAAATCAACAATGAATTTATTCCTAGAGCTATTCGTAACCAAATATTCAAGTTCTTCAGCATATGTCATTTTCCCTCTTATATTTGGATGCCTCAATACAATACATTTTATTTTTAAATTTGCGAGGGTCTTTTTATCCATCAATTCCTTTGTTGTTGTTATATTTTCCACTGCACCAAATAGTCCCTCTAGTACCAGCTGATGCGTCTGAGTACCGTCTAGCGTCCCTGTAAGACCGAACCTGTACTTACATTGATGCAACTTAGTCATTATACCTGTAAGAGACTTAGCTTTAAATAGATGAGCTTCATCTCCAATCACACAACCAAACTGTTCAAAATATTTCTTGGGCATTTTATAGATAGACTGCCACGTTGATATCGCAACGTCTTTAGTTATTTTTCTGTCGTGTCCCTGATATATTTTTTGACAATATGAGCCGGGACTCCAGCCATAATCTTCAAAGTCAGAATACATCTGCTCAACTAAAGACGTTGTAGGAACTAAGATTAAAGTCTTGAGTCCCATCATATGATAATAACGAACTAGCGCATATATTACCAGAGACTTGCCGCTAGCAGTAGGAGAAACAAGAAGACAACGATTTCTGGACAATGCATGGCGAACAGCTTTAATTTGATAATCACGGATTTTAAGGGACTTTCCCTGTGATTTTGGTTTGAGGGATTTGATAAAACCTCTAACAACCTGACGTACAACATTCCTATCATCTTCTACTCCTTCTTCTATTATATAGTCAATTTTATTTCTAGAACAAAACTGTTTGATGTATGGTAACAGCCCAACATAAATTTCACCAGAGCCTGGACTAAACAATCGTATCTTACCATCCCACATACGATTACGATACATGGGCATAAACTTTGCGCCAGGAACTTCAAAGGTAAAAAATTCTGTAAGCTCTTGTGATGTAGATGGGTCTAAATCTTCTAGAATTAAATAGACTTCATTTTTTTTAGATATTCGCATTTTGCAAAGTGCCGGGCTCTCCATAATCACCTCTTAAAATTATATTCCAAGAAATACTTATGCGTTCTTCATTAGTAGGCGGCACCCAATGTTGTAACCAAGCAGGAAAAATATAACCAATGCCTTGGACAGAGTTAAATTGCATCATAGAAGAATTTAATATATTTGGTTTATTTCTTGGTCGCAAAACATTTGCTTGAGGTCTAGGATCAAAAAATTGTATAGGAGAAGTATTTTTTCCAGACTTTAAATAATATACTCCTGATAAAAAATTATTAGAATGTGTATGGGGTGGATGAACATCTCCAGCAAATAAATGGTTTGCCCACATACTCGTCATTTCTAAATGTTCATACTCATAATCTAATTTTTTCAAATGATATCTGTTAGCATTTAAAATCACATCTCTTAAATTTAAAAAATATGTCAAATGATGTAATGTATCATACGGCATATTATTTTTTTTCATTTTTTTAATATGTTTTTCCATTAAATTATGTGGAATCAAATCAAGATGAAAAGAAAATTCCGAAATAACAGTAGGAAAACATTTATGCATTTTTACATCAACCATGTTAACACACTCCACCTTATTCCTTTTGTTACAATTCCGACTTCATGAGGATACATAAAATTAGAAGGAAAAATTATTGCTGAACCTTTTTTTGGAAAAAATATTTCTCCAGCCACAATAAATTCTCCACCCTCATAATCATCATTCAAAAATAACAATGATGAAACTTGTGGATATCCATAATGTTGGCCATGACTGTGATGAATGTTATCCAATGCCTAGACATAAAACCACCTTCTGAATATTTGTTAAGTCTAAAATCAGTATGATGGATACAAGAAAAGTCTTTATGATCTGATGAATATTTTGCTATAACTTTTATAAAAGTAGTTTTTAAATTTTCATAAAATGGCGTGTTTTGTTTAATCCATACTTCATCCATTTTAACACGTTCATCGCTTGCTTTAACTTTTCCCTTATTATTTGCATAAGTAGATTTTTGCATCGGCCAATTATGAGACATAATTTTATCACAATTATCTTTTGACATACAATCTTCATAATATCCAATATAATGAGTAATGGAAGACATTTATATCATCCCCGCTTCAAACTTCTTCCATTCAATTGCGTTCTTAATATCCCAACCACGATTGTCAATTGATTTGATAACTCCTTCAATATATTTTATTACGATTTCTAGATATCCTATCTTATCCATCAATGCAATAACTTCTTCATCAGAAGTGATATACATTGCTAGATCATTTTTTAAAACTTTTAGATCAAACGGTTTTGCAACATAAACTTTGGCATCAGACTTACCACCGTAGTACTCCCATTTTTCTCTGTACATTCGCTGATAATCACCATTAGCTTTTTGCAACAGTAATTGAAATCTTGACCGTTGATCAAGATACTTTGTTTTAATTTTTTGATTTTTAAGAGATTCAGAACCAAGCTGTTCTTCGTTCTCTATGATGAGGTCTTTTCTTGCTTCTTCTTTTAACTGATCTAGATTCATAAAATATAATTCTTTCAAAAAAGTGAGCAGAGTTTTGATTTACTCTCTTTGTGTATATTGTCGTTTAGACTAAAATTTGAAAACTGTTAAAGTTTATCGCATCTGCTCGGACTTATTTATAATGTTTTTATTTCATAAATTTGATATGCAAAATCAGCAGTTGCAACCATATAATCTACATCTGTTGCATTTTGAGTATAATCTAATGCACTCAAAGATATAGGAAATGCATTTTCAAAATTTACTTCGACAATAGGATTATTCTTATTGGAAAGTATTTGAATAAATGCATCTGAAAACAATGCTATATCAGGAACAGCTTTACCAATTAAATCAACTGGCGGTGTCTTACCACTAGCTGGAGTATCTGATGTAACATCTCTATATATTTGAAATTGCTCTCTTTTTTCTGGAAAACCAATACCCACCATCCAATTATGAAGCGAAATATAATTTTCTAGATATTCATCTACTATAAATGATATAGATAAGTTTGCATAATCTAACTTCTCTCCCATAAGAGGAATATCTTTGAATGGAGTTGGATATGTTGCAACAGGTAATGTAATGCCAGGAAGATTTGCAGCAACCGTAAAAAATTCCACTTTCGGTAATTGATGAATACCAAAACGAAATTGAGTTGGACTTGCATAATCTAGCTGATCAGGTTGTCTTGCAAGAGGTGATTGTGCTGTTACCATATTACTATTTATAACAAAAAAAAGGGAGGACCGAAGCCCTCCCCCTGTTTTGGATTGCATTAATGTGTTTATGCGATACGCTGTAACACAATAGAAGGAACACCTTCTACAGGACGCTTGCGAGAAATAAACTTCACACCAAGCTT